CCGGCCCGTGGCGTACGGAGCGCACGCCCTATCTGCGCGAGCCGATGGACGCTTTTACGGACCCAAAGGTTCGGCACATCGTCATGGTGGCCGCATCGCAGGTCGGCAAGTCCGAGTTTCTGAATAACTGCATCGGCTACATCATTGACGAGGACCCCGGCTCTATTCTGTTCATTCATCCCACAACCATTGACGCGCAGGAGTATTCCAAGCTCCGTATCGCGCCGATGCTGCGCGACAGTCCGGCTCTGCGGCAGAAGATCGCCGCGCCGAAAAGCCGCGACTCTCACAATACGATTCTCCAAAAGGCCTATCCGGGCGGCATCCTTACGATGTGCGGCTCGACCGAGGCACACGCGCTGGCATCAAAGCCTATCCGCTATGTGTTCGGCGACGAACGCGACCGATGGGCAACGAGCGCCGGCAATGAGGGCGATCCGTGGGATCTGGCAATGGCCAGGCAGACCACGTTCTATAATGCGAAGGCCGTCGAAGTATCAACTACGACGATCAAAAATGCCAGCGCCATCGAAGCTGCCTACTACACAGGCACGATGGAGCGGTGGAACTCCAAATGCCCGCATTGCGGCGAGTACCACGAAATCCGCTGGTCTGATATTCGCTTTGAGTACGACGAAATCATCGTCTCTCACAAGAAGACCTACAAGGTCAAGAAGGTGTACTACACCTGCCCCGGCTGCGGCTGCATTTCCACGGAAGCGGAGATGAAACGCGCCCCGGCAAAATGGATTGCCGAGAATCCGGAAGCCTACGGCCAAGGAACCCGTTCTTTCTGGCTGAACGCTTTCGTCAGCCAGTGGGCTTCGTGGGAATCTATTGTCCTGAAATATCTCAATGCGCTCGGCAGCACGAAAAAGATGCAGGTCGTTTTCAACACCTGCTTCGGCGAGCCGTG